ACTACGGACTTTCCTACATCTGGGCCATTTAACATATCTTCACTGAATACTGAGCTTGATCGCATTATTGCAATTGAGCAGGAGCTTGAGACAGCGATTACAAGAACGTTGTCTTTGCCCGACTCAGATACTACGACAACTCTTACATTGCCTAACGTTGATAATCGTAAAGGCAAAACCTTGGCTTTTAATGCTAGCAGCGGTGCTGTTGAAGCGGGACCAACTATATCTGGCATTACTACTGTAAATGCTATGGCAGCGGATATAGCTGCATTAGCTGACATTGAAGATGGAACTACAGCTACAGATGCTATATCTGGGCTTGCCGCAATCAAAGCTAACGTTACAACTGCCGCTGGTATATCCAGCAACATAACAACGGTTGCAGGGATACAAGCTAATGTGACATCCGTAGCTGGCAATGCCACGAACATAAATGCTGTTGCTAGTAATTCTTCTAATATTAATTCTGTTGCAAGTAATGCTAGTAACATTAACTCTGCTGTGAGCAACGCTTCAAATATTAACTCGGCTGTAAGTAATGCAAGCAATATAAATACAGTCGCAGGAAATATTAGCAACGTTAATACAGTCGGAGGAATTAGCAGCGATGTGACCACTGTTGCGGGAATACAAGCTAACGTCACCACTGTAGCCGGTATCCAAGCAAATGTTACAACTGTAGCTGGTGTACAGGCTAACGTTACTACTGTAGCCGGAATTCATGGCAATGTAACGACTGTAGCTGGCATAAGCTCTGATGTTACTACATTGGCTAACGCTTTATCTGCAACGACAACATATGCTGTAACAGTAGCGAGTGTTGGCGGCTCGAATGTATTTGTTCTGGATGGTAGTAACAATCCAGCAATTCAGTTAGATCGTGGTAACACATATATATTTGATCAGTCTGATTCTAGCAATGCTGGTCATCCATTAGCTTTCAAAAACGGCAGCAGTTCTTATACGACAGGAGTTACTAGCACTGGCACACCAGGTCAGGCTGGCGCAAAAACAACGATTGTGGTGGATGCGGCTGCGCCATCTAGCGGCTTACTATATTATTGTACTGTTCACGGCAACGCTATGGGCAACAGCATAACCACTGTGACAAGTAACTTTTCTGTGGTTGCCAGTAACATAGGCAATATCAATACTGTTGCTGGTGCTAATAGCAATATAAGTTCTGTCGCAGGTTCTATAGCTAATGTAAACACTGTGGCTAGTACGCTGACTGCTGTAAATTCATTTAACGATTTGTTCACGGCTGGGTCATCTGCGCCAGCATCTCCTAGTGATGGTGATTTGTGGTACGATACAACAAACAGCCAGCTAAAAGTTTATGTAGGATCGTCATTCCAGATTGCTGGTGCGTATCTGCAAGGCCTGACATCAACGCATGTGTTTACAGCTACAAGCAATCAAACGACTTTTACGACTGATGATGCAAGCCAAACTATGTCAATCTATGCGAATGGCAATACGCTTGTGTTCAAAAATGGTATTCGTTTAGTCGAGGGTGCTAACGGATCAACAAACGACTATCATATATCTGGTAACAATGTAGTTCTAAATGCTGGTGCTACGGCTGGCGACATACTCTATGTTGAAGTATTTACTAAAGTAAGTACGACACAAGAAAACTCACTGAATGCTCTTGTTACTACGGCTCAAGGTCACGCTAACACTGCGACAACAAAAGCATCTGAAGCAACAACAGCTAAAACTGCGGCAGAGACAGCTCAAACTGCTGCTGAGACAGCAAAGACGGCTAGTGAAACTGCGAAGACTGCTAGTGAAACTGCAAAGACCGCATCGGAAGCAGCGCAAACTGCGGCTGAAGCAGCATTCGATTCTCTGGATGATAGATACCTTGGGGCAAAGTCGTCGGCTCCTTCAACAGACAACGATGGTAATGCGCTTGTTACTGGTGCGATTTATTGGAATAGCTCAAACAACAAGCTAAATGTCTGGGATGGATCAGCGTGGCAGCAAGGCGCATTTACGGCTGGTAGTTTGCTTGCCAATGTTGTTGAGGACACAACACCTGTGTTGGGAGGGTCGCTCGATGTTGGAACGAATAGTATTGTTTCTGTCAGCAACCGCGATATTAACATCACTCCTAATGGTTCTGGCTCTGTGGTTCTTGATGGATTAAACTATCCACAGGCAGACGGATCAAACGGACAGTTTCTAAAGACAGATGGTTCAGGTCAGTTATCTTTCGGTACTGTGTCTACGCCAAGCTTATCTAGCCTGGGCATATCAAACCATGATAATCTTTCAGTAGATGGCAGTGGTAATGTTGCGTTAGGTTCAAGCAGTATAGCGTTTGGCAGTAGCAAGTGGACAATTGTCTTAGACGGCAATGATTTGGATTTCAAATACAACGGCACGACAGTATTCAAACTAGCCTCAAATGGGGCTGTAACATCTGCTGATAATATTACAGCTTACGGGAGTCCATAATGGCAACAACTAAAGCTCTAAAAATGGCTGACCTTATTGATAATAATGGTGATGTTCAAGCCGCAAACTTAGATAATGTGGCAGCATTCCCTTCTGGCTGGGATGCAGCATTGGATGGCTCTGACATGGTTTTCAGATATACCTCTGGCGGTACAACTACTGAAGTATTTAAGATTACAACGGCTGGTGCTGTAATCGCCAAAGACAATATAACAGCATACGGAACTCCATAATGGCTATAGCAGCATCAGGCACAGTATCATTTAGTGATTTAAGAACTGAGTTTGTTGGCGGCTCGTCAGCAATTAGCTTGGGTGATTTATATCGTGGCGGTTCTAACATCTTGGCAAAAGCTGGGGATAATCCCTCAGTTAATCTAGCTGCGTCTGTTCCGACATCTGGCACAATAGACATTGGTGATTTTCACGGCACAGCTAAAGGTTTTAAGAGTACTATTAGTAGCACCACAACAAATTTAGTTGCGAATACTTTGTTTGGTGATGACTACGATGTTAATTATCCTAAAATTATTGATATTAATTCTGGTGTAACTATTGGCGGTGTTAGTTCTGAGGCTTTGACTATTCCATCAGGATTAGCTGGTGGTCTGACAATCAACAATGCTGGTAATATTTATGGTGCTGGCGGCGTAGCCAACGGCGGCGATGGCAGGGTTGCAGTTTACAATCAATCATCAGGTGTAACTATTAACAACACTGGCGAAATTCGTGGTGGCGGCGGAGGCGGAGGAATTGGCGGAGCAGGTGGGGCTGGTGGCCAAGGTTCATACATAACCATTAGCTACTCTTATTCACATGGCTGCACTGCTTGGTGGTGCTATGCTACTACTAGCACTCCGGGCGATTGCGGACTTGTGATTGGTTGTAGTCATGGAATCGGTAGACCAATACCTAACGCTACAACTCAATATGGTAATTATTATAAAGGATCATATGCTCAATATGGAGGCTCCACTCAAGCTGGTTTTCAATTAGGTGTAGGTACCACTAATTATTCATCAGGTGGTGCTGGTGGAGCAGGTGGCACACCCGGCGCAGGACAAGGTTATAATCAATCGGCTGGTACTGGCGGTGCTGGATCGGCTGGTGCTAGTGGCAGTAATAATTCTGGTGCTGGCGGCCAAGGCGGAAATGGCGGAAATGGCGGCAGTTGGGCCACGGCTGGCCAAGCTGGTTCTGCTGGAAATACTGGTGCTAATGGAAATTACGGTAATGGTTCTGCTGGTGCTGGCGGCGGTGCTGCGGGTGCTGCTGGTGCAGCCGTATCTGGTACATCAGTAACTATGAACAATACTGGTACAATAAGCGGAACAGTAGCCTGATGACTGCTGATGAACGATATGAGATTTGCAAGGCTTGTGAGTTTTTTAGATCAATTATTAAGCAATGCAAAAAATGTGGTTGTTTTATACCACTTAAAATTAAACTGGAAGGGCAGCAATGCCCAATGAGGAAATGGTAATGACTGATTATAGTATTGAAAAAATTGAGAATGGCATTGCCACAGTGCGGTATGCGGATGATAGTTGGGCTGAGTTGGTTCTTTCAAAAGATATGAAAGAAGCTGACCTTGATGATCTGGCTCATAAGTTTGCACCGAGACAAGGTGTTGCTCCTAGCTTTGCAAAGGCTGGTTTTAAGTCCACAGCAAGTGCTTTGCCGATTGAGGAAGAGGAAGCTGTTACGTTTCCAGATTGGCTTAAAGCAAGAATAGATGCATACGGTACACCACACAGTCAAATTGAATACATCACAGAGAATGGGCTTGATAAGTGGCAAGAGCATGTTGCTAAGATAAAAGCCGATAATCCAAAGCCAGAGTGATAAATGGAGCCGATAACAACAGCTATCGCTGCGGTTACTGCGGCTTCAAATGCAATAGGGTTTATCAAGGCTCGAATCAATGATGTTCAATCTGTTGCTGATATTTCAGACCAAATCGGAACATTATTCTCGGCGCAAAAAAAGCTCAACGAAGAACGTAATAAACAAGCTGGTGTTGGTGACATCAACATTCGCAGTTCGATTGATGCAGTTCTTGAATCCAAAAAACTTAATGAGCAGATGCAAGAAATCGCTACGATGATTAATATGCGTTGGCCTAAGCCAGCAGACCAACCAAGCACATGGCAGGAGATACTTAATCATCATAATCAGAAACTCAGGGAACAAAAAGAAGCGGTTAAGAAAGCGCAAATTGAAGCGGCTCGTAGGCAACAAGAAATCTCAGAGACAATTAAAACGTGTGCAATTATCTTCTGTGTACTCTTGGTAGCTATTTTTCTTTTCGCTGTTATGTTTATGACAATAGCTCGTAGTGTTGAGGGTGAACGGTATGATTACAGTAGAACAGTTTTTAAGATGGAAAGTCCTACCACGTTTTATGATGTTGGCTAGCACTGTAATGTCTTGGCGTTGTGCTGAATGGTTTATGTCACTTGATGATCCAACTGCATCACAGTCAGCTTTTGTTAGCGTTGTCATGGGCGTGATGACAGGCGTGTTCGGCATTTGGATGGGGCATGAACACAAAAAGGAATAGCTATGACCGATGAAAAGAAAAAGCCAATATCTGTAAACTTAGGTGAAAATAGTTTTGAATTAGTATTGCGAATATTGGGTAATGAATTTGTTGCCATCAAAATAGGTTCAACAAACTTTTCTGGCAAATTAATTGCTGGTGGTATTTTATTATTGTTTTTCACATTTATGATTTTGGAGGTATTCGGTCTGTCACAGGTCATGGGTGTTGAGTGATGGCTACGAAGATAAGTGAAAACACAGAATTAGCTATGCCAATCCGTAATTTGATTGCAATGGTTGTTGGTGCTGCCGTTGGGACTTGGGCATATTTTGGAGTGATTGAAAGACTGAATAGCATTGAAAATAAAATCATTCTTATGGAAGCTGATTTAGGGCAGAACACAGAGTTCAGAATAAAATGGCCTAGAGGCGAAATGGGTAGTTTGCCAGCAGACAGCGAACAGTTTATGTTAATAGAACATTTGTCTGAGCAGCTTGCTAAATTGCAAGAGCAAATAGATGAAGGTCGTGCGCCACATGATCAACAGCAAAAGCTGACTTTAGATTTTTATGAAAAGCGTCTTACTAATATTGAGGCGCAGATTGAAAAGATGAGGAACGGACAACGTGGTAACTGAAACAATTACACTGATACTCTATATGGGCGGTGATATTGCAGAACATACAGCGTTTGAGAAAATATCAAAATGCCTTAAAACCAAACGAAAGATAGAGAGGAATCTCTACAAAAAATCTACATCTGTTAGGTATGCTTGCGAAAACAAGACAGTTGTAATTGAAAAAAATGATGATGGTTCAAACTATATTGTTAGGATAATAGAATGATTGAAACATTTGTTTTGGTTATTTCTATGTGGGGTAACGATGGAAAAGATTGGCATTACATTGGAAATCAAATTGCACTGCAACAAGAAATGACAGAAGAACAATGTTTATATTTAGTTGATGAAGATATGTGGCAAGCTTCTTATGATAATAAATATTATCAATTAAAAGCACATTGTTTTCCAACAAGTTGTGCTGGAAAGGATGAGTGTAAATGATACAAGCATTGATTGGTCCTGTTTCTGGACTGTTAGATAAGTTTATTGAGGATAAAGACCAGAAGGCAAAGCTGGCTCACGAAATAGCCACCATGTCAGAAAAACATGCCCAAGAAGCCTTACTCGCTCAGTTAGAAATAAATAAGGCAGAGGCGGCTAGTGGTAGTATATTTAAGGGCGGCTGGCGTCCGGCAGTTGGTTGGGTCTGTGCGATTGCGTTCGCATACCATTTTATCTTGAAAGATCTAATTATATTTGGAGCATCATTTGCTGGATTTGAGCTTCCAGAGCTTCCAGAGTTCGACATGGGTACACTCTTGACTGTCTTAGGAGGTATGCTTGGGATCGGGGGACTCAGAACATATGAAAAGAAATCTGGCCTAACAAAGTAGCGTAGATAGAATAGTTTTATTATTCAATCTCTCAAATCTTTTCTGCGCTCTTAGATTTCTAAACCTAAGATTTTCTTGATCTCTCCAAGTTGGTGCTACACTTAACAGTGCTGTTGTTGATTCTTGATATGTTTGAGTAACTGGTCTATAAACTTGACCATATTTATCAAATTCATCTGCTTTAGGATCATCTACAAACATAATGTGAATAGCCCTTTCTTCTCTTGTGTGGTTTTATATACTCCTCCTCCCCAAGAGAAAACTGCCCCCCTTGACTGGGGGGCTTTTTTTGCGTTATACAAATATTAACTGCTCTTAACGGCGGTTGTAGGGATGAAGAGAGAGTGCAGTCTTAGTGATGTACTCTCTTTTCTTTTGTGTCATCGAAAAAATAAGGACGGTAGTCTTCTATCTCCTGTTTGACAGCCTGATGTAATATAGAAAGCGATGCCGCAGTACCAATAAACTTAACATCATCTCTCAATGTTTCAATAGACGTAAGAGGACTTACGCTATCACCACCATCATCACAGCCTAGAAACAATCCTTTACCAGCAAGAGGTTGAGGATAGTTCTTGTGCATCCAGAATGTTTGAACTGGTGCGTACAAACCTTCGTCATCGATGTACACTCCGTCTTCATTTGCATAAAGCCTGACATGCCCGAATGTTGAGACTGGTGGTATTTCAGTAAGACCATCATTGTCGTATGATATGAGATCATATATCTTTTTATAATCACCTGAGTATTTGACTTCGGTAATTTTTTGTTTCCAAGGATCTATAAGTAGGGATTTCATTGTAGCACTCTGCTTTCTTTTTCAAATTTTGTACATATATTTGCTGTTTCATGGCAACGGAGGCATCGTTCGCTTCCGTCACCATAAATAATGAATGCACCATGAGTGATGTCAACCCATGTACCACAGGACTGACACCTCAATTGGCTTCTAAGACGCTTTGAGTTTGAGTTTGTTCTTTGCTTCTTTGAAGGCATTTGTAACACGCTGCTTAGATGTTTGCGATAAGCCACCAATTCTGGTCTTGTTCGATACCCAACATGAGTCCAAGTCCTCGACATCAGCGGCGTTATTGAACTGATCGATAATGTCATCATAATCATCCTCTGTTTCTAAAGGCAAGTCTTCACCCGCATACAGTGATAGTCCAAGGCCATGAAATGCAATTGCTTTGACAAGACAACGTTGAAGAGCCTTGTTTACTTCAGCACCAGTTGGATGTGTAAGAGATTCGTTCTTGTTACCCATAACATAATGTATCTCTGTGTGGGTAAGACCCTCAACTGTTACTGATACAGCAACGTATGTATGACCCTTTGTGTCACGCATAAACGGCAAAGGATTGTCTTGATTGTCACGGAATGTGTGCTTTTCAAAAGTGGCACTAGGGTATTTGTCTTTTAGATATGCCCATGCCCATGCCCAGGATAAGTAAGTAAAATTTTTCTTTAGCTCTACCTGTTTGGTAACGTCTGTTTTGCTGAGTGTTTCCCAAACTGCTTTACGTTCTTCATTCATTATCTTTATCCTTCTTTGGTGGTATGAATGTACAAGTCAGAGTTCCTGCCTTGCTTCTAGTTACACGAACCTTGTGTCCTGTCATGTTGCCATCACAATCAAAGTCCATACGTTTACAATTCTTAGGCATCTTGGCTTTGAAGTCATCTTTGCTTTTGGTAGCGATACTCTCTAGGTCTTTTGCATCCTGAATATAGCCAGCCTTCATGTTGAATTCTTTTTGGTCAGCCTGTGAGAATCCTTCTAGCTCTGTCATGTTAATGGTGATCATGTCTGACCAGTCAACAGGACGTAACGCTGCTGGCAAGGCATCCTGCATTCTGTCTGTCATGTGAAGATCCCAGAACTCAGCAGCTTGATTGATGTATTGGTCACACCAAGCATAGTCTTTCTTGATCTGACGAAACTCAATGCGGCATCGGACGCCAAAGAATGCAACGAGATAGCAATGGTCCATACCAGACACAATCATATGATGCTGACATTGTGGTGCGTAAAGCTCTGCAAGCTCATCGATGTCTCTGAAGCCAAAATGGGCTTTGATCTCAATTGGCACTGTTCCCATGATTGCATCAAAGGTTGAGTGCAAAGGCACTACCGAGTCTCTTGGATTGCGTGGTTGCATCATTACAGACTTGCCCATGCCACGGCTGCTGAGAGTTTTCTTCTGGTCAATACACCATTTGTCTAGGATGTATTCTTCTAGGTATGAGCCAGTGTCCATAAGGAATCGCTGCTGTTTGGTGAATGCTTTGGTCACATTGCCATTCTTGATCTCAGACAACTCGATCCATTGCTCGATGTCACCTGACGCAATGGTAGCTGCTTCTGATGAGCCAATATAATTTTTACGTTCTTCAAGCTGTGCTTTACTAAGCATTAGTACCTCCCTTGATATAGTTCTGGGGCCAAGCCATCGTCATACTGCTGTGCTTGTAGTGTTATTGCACAGGCATCACGGAATCTTGACTCTTGGAATCTATTGTTCTTAGAGTAGTATTTAACTTCTTTTACAAAGTCATCTAGCTTGTTTGGCTTAATTAGCTTTACAATATCTTTAGCTAGCCAGTTAAAGTGATCTGCTCGCAATTTGCTCATAATACTCATCTCCCAAGATGTTTGAGTTTGATTTTTCAATTACAGTCCCCATTACATCATACAGAATTAGGTCTATTGTTTTATTTCCCATTCTGAATGAATAAGGTTCTACAAACGTACATAAAAGAAATTTGCTTATATCTTTTATTAGAACTGCATCATCTGTTTTTGGCTTTATTTCGGGATCTATTACTACCCAATTTGATTGTGAATAGCCGTTTGCGTGTATTGTTACGTTATATAACGGTAATTCAAATGGTAGGTTCATAGTTTAGCCCTTTATGCAATTCACATTACTTGTTGACTTTAGCAATGTGAATAACATTATAATGCGATATGACAAGCGAAGAAACATTTTTAGATAATCTTGTTATTCAGTTTGCTCAGAAACGTTATGAGCTTGGTCTGACACAGCAAGACGTTGACCTTAGAATAGGTGTTACAAACGGGCTTGTTGCTAAATGGGAATGTGGGAACAGGAAGCCAACATTGTTTAATGCACACTGCTGGGCTGAAGCCCTCGGATGTAAAATTAAACTGGAGGCTAACGATGGCGATATGCGGCATTGATCCTGGAATCACTGGTGGTATTACATTTATGACAGAGCGTCATTTGATATGTAAACCAGTCCCAATAGAAACATTTAAAGTTGGTGGTAAGCAACGTAAGTTTCTAAGCGTTACATCAATTTGCGAATTACTTGATGACCATTCTCCCACTATGATTTTTATAGAGAAACAGCAAGCCATGCCAAAACAAGGTGTGGTTAGTACATTTAGAACAGGTTTTGGCTATGGTTTATACCTTGGTCTTATTGTGGCGTCTGGTTACAGATACACTGAAGTAAGGCCACAACAATGGAAAAAAGATCTTAACGTTTCTGCTGACAAAAATAAGGCAAGACAGAGAGCAACTGAACTAATGCCAGATGCCTCTGTTTGCTGGGAGAAAGCCAATCAAGATGGTATTGCTGAGTCAGCATTGATAGCATACTGGGGTATGAACTACTCACTTGACTGCTTGTACTGAGGCCATTCACCATAAGGATCGAACTCAGGACTTGTGTCTAGTTTTTGCTTTATCGCTTCTATCTTGTCACGCTTGCTGCCTGAGATAACTTTACCAAGAAGATAATCAGATAGCATATCAAGCTGTGCAGACTTGTATTTGTTTAGCCATTTGTAGTCTGGTCTAAACCAAGGCCAGTCAACAATTGCTGGTGAGTTTTCTTGGAACGTCTCCGACTGGATGTCATAGTTGCTAAGAGTCGTAAGACATATTGCACTAAAGAGCCTAGATAATATTTGACGTTCGAGATCCAAGCAATACTTGAGTGGTATGATTCCTTGTTCTTCGTAAGCCAACTTAGCAGCTTCTTTATGCTCTTCAATAAAAGTTTCATGTTCAGGTACGACATAGTTGTCAGGCTCCTCATCTACTGGAAAAAATCTTTGGTGGTCTGCATGGCAGTTACCAATTCTATCAACCATTGAATATGTCCAACCAAGTGATCGATGACAGAACATAGCCATCATAAACTTAGTCAGATCGTTTTTGTTTGCCTTGTGCCACAAAGCAACCTTTGTCTCATGTGCATAATACCCATGAAGCATAGACTTTTGAGGCTTTGTATATGTAATTGGGCTTAGTTCTTCTTCTTCTTCTTCTGGTGAAGCTTCTAATTGGCTTTGTTCCTGCTGTTCGTCAGAAACCATACGTTGAGTAAGAAACTTCATCTGATATGTATTGTACATAACACAGAGAATACAGTCTGAGTCAGGCACTTCGTCATCGTGGCAAATGCTGTAGCCTTTGGTAGCTGGCGAATCAAACCAATACTCATCTTTCAGGAACACAACATCCATAAAGTCTTTTGTTTGTCGTTCAAGATTAATAAAATCTTGTAAAAAGTTCATCTGGCATTCTTCAAATGCTTCTCTGTTGGTAAAGAATACTTCTTCACTGAAGAGATCACGCTGAACACCAAGTTCTTCTTCAAGATGTGAACCTTCCCACTGAAACAATGCTTTTGATGCCGGTATTTTGCTGTCTGTCATTGCGTCTTTGACCCATGAGGCAGATAGCTGTGCATTTTCGTGGTCGTCTAGAAACTTGTCTTGCTGCTCATGCGAACCAAGAGTAAACGCAATCGCTACACCAAGACCAAAATCATAGTTTCTAAACTTGGCTTTTGCTTTTGCTGATAGACTCGACAATGCTAAACGCTGTTTAACCCATTGTTTTGTTTGACCAAATCGTTTACCAACAGAGTCGAAGTCTTCCTGACCTTCGGCAACAATATCATAAATGACATCAGACTCATCAAGTGGGTGCATATCTTCACGCATCATATTTGCATGAAGCCCAATTTCATTGTCGTTGTCTTCGATGACAATACAGTTAATTTCATTTGATGCTTTAGCACCGTACAATACACGCAAAGCTTCTAGTCTGCGGTTGCCATCGATTACTTCATAACCCTTGCCATTCTTCTTGATAACAAGATTATGAAGCATACCTTGCGACTCGATTGAGGCGGCAAGAGACTTGATGCTTTCCTTAGTTGTTTTTACTTGGCGTACATTATTTTTAGCTGGCTTCAGTTCATTCAATGGTATCTGAATCATTTTTTACCTCCATTAGTACATAAGTTTTATCTTTTTCTAAAAAACCATCCATCCAAACTTGGGGAAGATTGGTAACGTTTTCACCAGTAATGTCAGTAGGCTCAATAACAGTTATATGAGCAGAAGCATTACCGTTCGATCTATAAAAACTAAATCTGGCATGGTCATCTTTAATTTCTAACGTAACTTTATGGCACTCCATAAACACATCGGTTTTTTGATAGTTTGAAAACAATTAGTCCTCCATAATTTTATCTGTAATGAACTTGGACACGAATGCCACTGAGATCCATAGAGGCGCACCGATTACGCTGACTAGCAAGGTCGGATTGATTCCCAGACCAACGAGCATAAGCAGCAGTGTGAATGTAAAGAAGAGGTGAACAGTGACGAACCATCCAAGCCATGTGGTCTTCCTGTTGATGAATGTGATTTCTCTGAGGCGATTTATCATTTTGCATAACCTTTCTCCAATTTGGCAATTACAAGACCTTTACCACCACAAGTCTCGCAGTCTTCTGGGGTAACGTCTACCATGCCAAATGAGGCAATGAGTGAGTCTCTCACTCTGTAGATTGTTTCAACATACTTGAATCCTTTGCCATTGCATTGGATACAATTTATTAGATCGGAGTCTTTGATTCTCATTGTAACCTCCTAAAACCGAGGCTCATCTATATTGGCTTTAGCTTCAAAATGAGCCGTCACAACATCCATGTTATAGTCACATAGTTTAATAATTTTGTCGTATGTGTCGTTAGGATCGCCAACATATGCGTTAGCTTCTTGTGCGCTTAACTCGTCAATGAGGCGCAATACTGCTGGATTAAGTTTCATTCTACTCTCCAACGGTTGTAGGGATTGGTGACCCCCTAGCAGAAGTTTGATGCTTAGATAAAGTCGGGGGTCAGTTTCTTTATCTAATTCTATATTAGCACATGATTCTTGATAGTTGACGTCATGGGGCTAAAAAAAATAAAAAAATTGAGGCGTTTTTGATCCCTTAGGCGGGCCGAGAATCAATTTAAGCTACTTCTCGATTTTTGTAGCACCTCAAGGTGGGGCAAGAGCTGCAATGCTGGAAAGGTACAACAAAGGAAAATCAACTCTTACCCCTATCCGTCTAGGACAACAGTAGGAAACCCCTAGAACGGAATGTCGTCATCGGATGCGGCCTTACCCTTTGGGGCTTCGTCGCTGCCTGATGATTTGCTACCGCCCATGCGGAAAGTAGAACCTGCTCCTGCAAGCTTGATCTTGAATGAGCGTTGCTTTACGCCATCCTTCTCATACTCCTCAAGAAGAGGCATCCCCTGGACAAACACGGTTGTTCCGGCAGTGACATACTTCTCAATGACATTGGACACGAGGCCAGTGCCATTGCTACCGTCCCATGCTTCCACACGGAACCAATGAGTAGTCTCAACCTTCTCACCATTTTTGTTCTTGTAGCTTTCGTTTACCGCAACAGAAAAGTTGGCGACCTTGGTGCCATTTACATCACGGATCTCAGGGGTCTGACCTACGTTGCCAGATACGGTGATTTGTGCAAAGTTCATGTGTAATTCTCCTTACGTCTAGAGTTGCACGATTGGTGAGGGTATCACGTTACCTGACCCTCTGTGGCACTACTGACGACCTTGCCCGGGCTGACGGTGAGTACCTCAATTCTGTTTAACGAGCTGGCATTTCAACCCACTCATAACCAAATTTACACCACTTTGGCTTCTTATAACCAATTACCTTCTTACAAGCCAGAAGCGATAACGAAATGATGCAACCACCAATAACAGCGGCCATCATACCAGCAAAAGTACCAGCAAACATAGCAACAAGAAGAACTGTAGAGGCTATGTCGATAGGAATATCAAGCCATAATACTTTACGAAAATCGAATTTGGCTAACAAAAATAATATAGCCAATGCAGAAAATACTCCAGCAATAATAAAGAAGATCATTTGAAATTCTCCTCATGTTTCTGAAAAAATGGGTAGGGGGTCACTTGTTTTTTCGTTCGTGATATTTGTATATGAGATTCTGCGCTGTATCACAAAACCAATTCAGAACAATCAAAGTGACTGCACAATAAAGAATTATTGCAGATAATATCAAAATAAAAGTAATTAGGCTTTCCATTATATCCTCCAAAACAAAAATAGTCTGAGGCGAATCATTCAGCCGCCTGTCACAAAAAAAATGTGGAAGAGAAGGAATGAACCCTCTCTCCCACCGTGACGTTACATTGACGTTGCGTGACTGTCATCTCTCGGCATCTCTACCAAGCCAGCCTCTCTAGCGTAACTGTAGAAACATTGTGGATTGGCTTGATAAGTCTCCATGGTCAGTTGACCCTTGCGAAACTTGACACGCTTCACTCTGGACATCTCGTCTGCTGGTATGTACTGACCCCAGTTGACACCGGAATCACTGATAACCTTAACTCTGATGTCATGCCGCATCATATTGTAGACATGATTTGCAATCCAGTACTGCTGACGCAGAAGCTTCAGTTGCTCTTCCGCATCCTCGATCTTGTTACCTGTGATCTCGATGCCAACGTCATCTCTCTGTAGATCTCTAAGCTCTCTACGCTTCTGTGTACCTGCTGCCACTAGATTGTGAGTGATCTTCTCGAAGACCCTAGTGATCTGGTCGGCAACCTTGCACTGTAGGATGACCTCTGGTCCATCCTCGAACAGTGAAATCAAGTGAAGCATTGTCCGTCTGAACTCTGCGTCCCACTGTGCCTGACGGTCATCAGGTAAGCGATCGTCACGTTGAAGCTGCGCTGCAACACGATCAAGATTCTCTGGTGTGAGATCATTGTCTGTAATTTGTGTAATTTCGTTACTCATGTCATTCTCCTTCTGCTGAGAAATGGGGTAAACCCTATGTCTACCCCGATTAAATTTGGCTTAGAACCAGATGTCGAGTGATTCAATATTGTCAGCTAGCTGCCTAGCTCTCTCGAAGTCTCCGCTATCAATCGCTTGTTGGACTTCCAGCATTGCGTCAGACAAGCCTCGATTTAGTTCAAAGGCTCCCTCTGACTCAAGTTCATTTACAATCTTGGATTCTACTACTGTTGCTTGTGACATCTCTGTCTCCTTTCTGCAAACACGCACACGATTGTACGCAACAATGGTTACGCCTTTTATGGCTCGCAGTTTGCTGAACCCCCTTGCCGAAGGTCGATATTGTTTGGCTGATATAGATCACGATGATGCAGAACTACGAGCAGCGCAACTGCACTGCGACATCAGATGTATAGAAAAGAAAGGGCCAAAGAATATTGAGGGGTTCACAAAACGAGACTAAATGGCACAATTTCACATTGTGGTAAGGTACAATCTCGTGTGTGTGTGTTCTCAACTCAAGGAGCAAGACGGAACGCCACTATGCGTTCCACTTGTGACGGAAGTCTGACGACTCGCAAGTGAGCCATTAGTAATACTTAGATTACGTTGCGAGCTGCAAAGCTCGACTGGCGTAATCTTAGGATTGATTAGGGGGAATCTTGCAAATGCCCGACCAAGGGCATCAGCGGTATCTGCAACACACTCAAGCCGCACTTCGGAAAAGATCGTTCACCTCGTAAGAGCGAACGATATTTGGAGGGTGCTTATAGCGTGTTATCAGTAGGTTACAAAAAGTGTATTGACAAAGGATTTGCGGGTATGTGTATAATCTCCTTCCGAAGAGTTATGGATCTTGGACATGACGAAAGCAAATACAGAACAACAAGCCAAGTACAAGAACGGTGTAGTACCAATGCAAGACATTGATAAACACGCACCAACATTACGCACACAGCACAACAAAGTAACTGATGCTCAAGCTGAAATAGTGCATATGATCTTGCATGATGGTTGCAACCCAAAGACTGCTGCTGAACGCTTGGGTAGGAACAAAGCTTGGGCTTATAATACACTGAATAAACAACACGTTATAGACTACAGACAAGAGCTGGCTACGAAGACATTAGGATGGTCTGCTACACAGGCAATGGCGACCATGACAGAACTGCTAGCAAGTAAGTCACAACACGTTAGGCTTGAAGCCGCTAGGGACTTGATGGATAGAGCAGGATTTAGACAGGACACAAACAACACTCCGTCTACTGCGGTACAGATTAACTTCAATGTTGACTAGGGGTCCCATCTGTCAATATGCTCGTCACAGAGACGACCTTAAAAAACAGAGCGTCAACATACAGAAGGTAAATCACACTCACGATATTTTTTTTAAGCCAAGGAGACGAAAATGGGTGAATCAACATCAGAAGGTGGCGTAGACAAAAGCGGTTTCATACAAGACAAGAGATCACGAGCAGAGGCTAGAGCAAGAGCTGACGCACAGAGCAGAGCTAAGTTAGAGAGAGCTGGCAAACGATCTGGTTACGGTAAAGGTATTTATGAAAGATCGAAAACCGTTACTCAATCTCGTCAAGAGCTTGCTGACAGAGATTTGAATCGAAGGGCTACCGATGGTCAAGTTTCTCAGAGGAACCAGCAATTGCCATCTGTCGCTGGTGCAGCTATGAGAGGTATAAATAATTTTGGCAAAAGCAGAGCCAAAGATATTCAGGGTAAAATAGCGGCTGGTGGTACTCGTGTTTACGATGAACGTGGTCGTATTCAAGGAGTAGTTTCTACTGCCAACACTATTTTTGGGCCTCAACAGGTTTATACTGGATCTGGTAGTTATAATCCAAGGGATACTGGTGCCAAGATTGGAACGATTACTGGTGCTAGAGATGGAACAAAGGGTTATCAAAGCAAAGGTCCTGCTGAATTCGGTGGTGGTATTAGTGACGATGAATCTAATGTTCCTGTTATGAGGGACTCTACTGGATCGACATTATCTGACACAAAGATGAGCAGTGCTGCCAAGAGTAAGGCTGTTAGGAACATGGCCGCTTCTGGGACTGCTCTTGCCCAGAGACAGTTTTTGAAGACAAGTTAATGAAGCTTGACTACAACCCTCCGGGGCCAGTTGCCAAAACTTTTATGAAGGACAAGTCTTTTGTTCGTGGTATTCGTGGCCCTGTTGGATCTGGGAAGTCTGTTGCTTGCTGTATGGAGTTAATGCGTATAGCGGTTAATCAGAGTCCTAATAAATCTGGTGTAAGGAGAACAAGGTTTGCTGTTATTCGTAATACGAATCCACAGTTAAAGACCACAACAATCAAAACTTGGCGTGATTGGTTCTCCGATGAGGTAGGGAGGTTTGTTTGGTCGCCTCCTTATACTCATAATATTTATTTTGCATTAGCCGATAAAACCATTGTTGAGTGCGAAGTCATCTTTTTGGCTTTGGACAAGCAAGAGGATGTAAAGAAGCTTTTGTCTTTAGAGTTGACTGCCGTATGGGTCAACGAAGCCAGAGAAATTCCAAAGAGTATTATAGATGCTTGTACCATGAGATGTGGTCGCTTCCCCTCGATGAGAGATGGCGGTCCTACTTGGTATGGTGTCATCATGGACACAAACTCTCCTGATGAAACTCATTGGTGGGCAATTATGTCTGGTGAAGCTCCTGCTCCTGAGTATATGTCAGATGATGAAAAGCTATTGCTTGTAAAACCTGATGACTGGACATTTTTTTCTCAGCCGCCAGCTATGAAGGAAATCCTGGACAAGGAAGGTAATCTTACTGGATATGAAAAGAACTCCAAGGCAGAGAACCAAGAGAATCTACAATCCGATTATTATGATAAAATTATTCTTGGCAAAAGTTCGATGTGGGTCAAAGTATATGTCTTGAACCAATATCAATCATTGCTAGATGGCAAACCTGTCTATCCGGCATTCAGAAAGGAGACTCACGTTGCGAACTCCCCGATACAACCCATACAGGGTAAGGACGTTATCATCGGTATTGATTTTGGAAGGACGCCATCGGCAGTTTTCTCCCAACAGACCACATTTGGGCGTTGGATTATTTTCCACGAAGTCATTGGACAGGATATGGGAGCTGGAAGATTTGCAGAAGTCCTCAAAAAAGAAATCTCCAAAAACCAGTGGTCAGAGCTAGATTTTAAGTTTATTGGTGATCCTGCTGGTAATCAGATGGCACAAACATCCGAGCATACGCCGTTTATGATACTTAGAGCTGCTGGCATTACAGCCTACCCTGCTCCTAGCAACGATATACAAATGAGAATTGAGTCCGTTGAATCTGTGCTAAACCGCATGACTGATGGAACTCCGTCACTTACCATTAGTCCGACTTGTACAGTTTTGATTTCTGGGTTCGAAGGCGGCTATCAGTACAAAAGAACTTATAATATGGGTCGTGAAACACATGATGACCGCCCATCAAAGAATCGTTTTTCTCATATACATGATGCTTTACAATATGCAATGTTAGGCGGCGGTGAAGGAAGGAGAGTTATTCTCGGTGGTAGATCAACATTTTCCCCTACAACCGTTGTTAGGGTAGGAAATCCTTTTGATCGTTTGAAACAACGGAATAAACCAAAGAAACGTTTTGCAAGACTATGAATTGGGTAATTTGCTTTAAGAAAGCTAAAAATATTGGCCTTTGGAAACTATTTACTTCTCGTAGACCTGATTTTGGTCATGTTTTTGCTGTTCATTACAGTGTAGACCTAGATTCTTGGTTCAAATTTGAGTATTCAACCCAAAGATTTCACTTTGACTGCTATAGAGGTGAAGATGCTAACTATTTAATATATGATTTGGTTGAAAATTGTACTTGTGTCTCTATAGACCACCTTCATTCTTTTAGTTACTTACCTAGATGGTTATATTGCGTTAGTTTTGTAAAACATATGGTTGGGATTAGTAAGCCTTGGATTTTGACACCTTATCAACTCTATTGTGAATTGATAAATTCTGGTGGAGAGGTCATATTCACTAAAGAAGGAGATTAGTTATGGGTTTTTTTGGTGGTGGTACTCCTCCTCCCGATCCTGAATTGGAAAAAATGAAGGCAGAGGAAAGAGCCAAAGCAGAAAAAGAAAAGAAAGAGGAAGAAGCCAGAAAGAAAGAAGCTGATCGTGTCAGGCGTAATAATCTTGTTGGTCAAAGATCTCTTCAAGATGAAGGCATCGAGGGTTTTAGTGGCTTTAGAAGAATGGGCAAAAACAAATCTATAAGGTATTGATATGTATGATGGTGCCGAATCTCCCGTAGGCGTAAGTGGAGATAAAAAAGAAGTATCAATGGTTCTTGATAAATTCAAGAAAGCTAAGATGCGTTGGAACTCATGGTCTGATATATGGGAAGAGTGTTACGATTATGTTCTTCCTCATCGTGAAAGTTTTTATCAAGAGTCTGCTGCTCAACGTAGAACTGAAAATATCTATGATGAAACAGCCGTTGTAGGTTTGCCAAAGTTTGCATCTAGGCTTCAGTTAGGTTTCTTCCCACCCAACGGAAGAGCTTTTCGTCTTATGCCCGGTCCTGAGTTTCCAAAAGAGATGCGCAGCGATAAAAAGATTATGGCTGAGTTGGATACTATTACTGATCTTCTCCACGAGGGTCTTCGTAATTCTAATTTTAATGCAGAGCTTCATGAAGGTTTCCAAGACTTAGGTCTGGGGACTATGAATCTTATTGTAGAAGAAGGTAGATTTAACGGTGATCTACACTTTACTTCAGTTTCTCCTACTAATCTTGCTATATTGCCAGGATCGTTAGATTCAATATCGGGTTGGTTTAGATGGAATTATGATATTGAGCTTCAGGAGATAAGACAAAAATACCCTAAAGCTAAACTGTCAGCCGAAATGATTACCCAGATGAAAAGAAACCCATCTAGGAAAACCAAAATCATTGAAGCTACTTGTTTAGATACGTCAAAGAAATTTGAAGATGTTTATAATTACTATCTAATTTCAGAAACAGATAACATTATACTTGAAAAGTATGAGATGAAAGGTCGTGGATCTGTTCCTTGGATCACTACACGATGGTCTAAGTCTGGGTTTGAAGTTTGGGGTCGTGGTCCTGTTTTGCAAGCAATGCCAGCAATCAAGACTTTGAATCTTACAGTTCAGCTCATTCTCGAAAACGCTGAAATGGCTATATCTGGTTCTTATGTGTATGATGATGATGGTGTCTTTAATCCTGACAACGTTACTATACAGCCCGGAACTTTCATACCAAGAAGCCCCGGCTCAAGAATAGATACCTTGCAAAATGCTGGACGCTTTGATGTAGCGCAGCTTGTTCTTGATGATATGCGACGTAACGTTAGGAAAGCTTTATTTATAGATGAGCTAGATACAAGACCCAATGCTAGGACGCCTCTTTCTGCTACTGAAGTTTCTGAAAGGTTAGCTGATGTAGCTAGGGATATGGGTGCTGTTGCTGGTCGCATGCAAAAAGAGTTTTTAACTCCGCTTGTTGAAAGAATTATAAAGATATATTCTGATCAGGGTTTGGTTAAGCTGCCTAAGGTCGATGGCAGAACTCTAAGAATTGTTCCTGTTTCACCCTTATTAAGAGCGCAAGATCAACAGGATGTTTCTGATTTTGTAAGATTTCAACAAACTGTTGCTGGTACATTCGGTCCTGAGATAACAGCAGCACTATATAATCAGGAAGAAGTTATAAGATTTTTGGCTTCTAAATTTGGTATTCAAGAGGAGTTGTTAGCGGATTCACAACAAGTTCAGCAAAACGCCCAGTTGATACAGCAGTTAATGTCTGCTCAACAGGGTGGAGGGATGCAGTGAAGGAGAAAATAAATGTTTCGCCAGATGGTCGTGGATATTCCAAAGAAGTTGATAAAGATCTTAATAGTAAAGCCTTTGCGCTTTTTGGTTCAGGTATTGGAAAAGATTTCCTTCAGTATCTCGAATCTATTACAACGAATAACGTCTATCCTGCGGGGTCTGGAATAGAGTTTCTAGCTCATGCCGAAGGCGCAAGATGGTTAGTTGCAATTATTAAAAAGCGATGTGAAACAGGAAGAAAGCAAGGCGATGGCTAAACCTTCAAATCCAAAACTTTATGCAAGAGCTAAAGCAATAGTAAAATCAAGAGTAAAGAAATGGCCTAGCGCATATGCAAGCGGCCAGTTGGTTCAGCAGTATAAAAAGATGGGTGGTAAATACTCGTGAGTCTCAAAAAATGGTTTAACGAGAAATGGGTAGATATATCAACCAAGAAAGATGGTAAACATCCTCCTTGCGGCAGAAAGATGGGTGATGGTAGGAAATACCCAAAATGTGTCCCCCAATCTAAAGCGAGGACTATGAGTTCGGCACAGAAGCAATCGGCTGTGAGACGCAAAAGATCTACTAACCCTAGCGGTGGTGGTAAAAAACCAACTTATGCGAGGACATGATGAAAGCTAAACCACTTACTAAACGCCAAAAAGAAACTATGAAGAGACATAAACAACATCATACTGCTGCTCATATGAAACATATGACAAAGATGATGGGGCGTGGAGCTACGTTTGGTGAAGCTCATAAGTCTGCTATGAAGAAAGTAGGAAAGTAATGGCAAAAACTCCTGCATGGCAAAGAAAAGAAGGTAAAAGCAAGTCTGGCGGTCTTAACGAAGCTGGAAGACGATCTTTGCGTAGGCAGGGCAAAAATATTAAACGTCCTGTGTCTGCAAAACAGGCTAAGAAGTCTCCAAAAGCAGCAGCAAGACGTAAATCATTTTGTAAGCGTATGATGGGTATGAAGAAAAAGCTTACAAGTAAAAAGACGGCTAATGACCCTAATAGCCGTATCAACAAAGCATTAAGAAAGTGGGATTGTTAATATGAATGAAGCGTTACAGGAAAGCGTTGAAACCGAAGCACCAGTAGAGGTTCAGGCACAAGAGATGCAGGAGCAACCTCAGGAGCAAAGCCCTGATAGACCAGATTGGCTTCCTGCAAAGTTTGAAAGACCAGAGGAACTTGCTGTTAGCTATGGAGAGCTTGAGCGTAAGTTTTATCAAAGAAAAGATGACTTAAAAACAGAAATAGTTAGTGAACTTAACCAAGAAGCGATGAGTGCTGCTCCTATTAGCCCGGGCGATTATGAAATAAAGATTGAGTCTCCTGAAGGTATGGAGCTTACAGTTGATGAAAATAGCCCTATGGTTGGCTGGTTTCGTGATAAAGCTCATGAATATGGATTGAGCCAAGAAGAATTTACAACATTAATGAATGAGTATGCTTTTGTTGACTCTAATCGTGGTCCAGACTGGAATGTTGAATCAGAAATTTTAGGTGAATATGCAGAGCAACGTTTAGATCGTGTTGACAATTTTATGGAGCAAAATTTATCTGAAGAAAGTTATGCTGTTTTTGCCAATGTTCCAGCAAGTGCTGGTATGGTTCAGCTCTGTGAAGAGATTATGGAATTAAATGGTCAACCTAAATTTAACATGGTTTCTGAAACAGAATTTCAAGAGAATTTGACTATACATGATCTGAGGGAAATGCAAAAAGACCCGAGGTATTCTGGAAGTCAAAAAGAGCGTGATCCAGCGTTTATCAATAAAGTTGGTGCTGGGTTTGCTCAATTAGCGAAGCGAAAGTAAATGTGAATTTACATTCATAGTTAATTTTGCTTTATTGTATGTACAGAAGGCCCAAAGCGTTGGTGTCAGCCCTAAATGGAGTAGCTCTCCTATCTGGATAACTGAATAAGCCAATGTGTAGGAACAACCTGATGGACATGGTAACTCTAACTTAAGGAGGCTTAGATGGCTACACCATCTATTTCAACAGCCTTTATCGAGGAGTTTGAATCTGGGGTCCACATGGCGTATCAGCGCATGGGGTCAAAGCTTCGGAACACTGTCCGTACAGCGAATGGTGTGAAGAACAAAACCACATTTCAAAAAATCGGTAAGGGTTTTGCTACCACGAAGGGTAGGCATGGTTCGATTCCACCTATGAACCTTAGTCATACAAATGTCAGCGTGACATTAGAAGACTACTTTGCAGGTGAGTGGGTTGACGATCTAGATCAACTTCGTGTTAATCACGATGAGATGTTAGTTGCACAACAGTCAGGTGCTTATGCACTTGGTCGTAAGACTGATGATCTCATTTTAGCTGCAATGGATACTACAAGCAGCACACACAACGAAACTACTAACGGCATCACTTTGGCATGGGCTTTAGAGCTTATGGAAAAGTTTGGCAATAATAGCGTTCCTGACGATGGTCAACGTTACGTTGTTGTCGGATGGGAACAGTGGTCACAGCTATTAGATTTGGATGAGTTCTCACGAACCAACTATGTTGGTAACGATGAGCTTCCATTTGCTAATGCAATGACTGCAAAGCGTTGGCTTGGTTTCATGTGGTTTCCATTCTCAGGCCTGTCAGAAGCAGGTTCCGGTAATGTTGATCGCAAGTGCTTTGCTTGGCATAGTGGTTCTATTGGACACGCAATCGGAGCTGATGTTTCATCAAACATGCAGTATCACAACGATAAGGACAGTTATTTTGTAATGAATAAAATGCAAATGAACTCAACCCTCATCGATGCTGAAGGCTGTTTTGAACTTCAGCTTAAGAAATAGGAGGTAGATATGGCGTTTACACAAGCAAATTTATCTCTCGTTGCTTACAGCGGAAATGGATTTCATATTTGGCATTACACAACAACTGATGCCAAAGCTGACATTGATACAGCAGGTTATTTTAATAACATGGCTAGTGAAATGAATGTCGGTGATGTTATCCATGCAAATACTTCAACAGGCGGTACAGCCGAGTATGGTATTTTCTGCGTTAATGCTAATAATGGTACTACCGTAGACGTAGCTGATATGGTCAGCTTGTCAGGTTCGGATAGTGATTAATGGCTAAGGCACCAGCAAAAAAGAAGGCGGCGGCGAAAGCTGCCCCTTCTGGCTCCAAAACTCTGAAAAGACGTAATGGAGTAGTAACGATTGGGGCTAGAGCAACATTAGGGAAAAGGGCTTCATAATGAATACTAATAAAATTCGTAAGAAGGGTAAAAAAATTATTAGCTTTGAAAACCGCACTAAATCTCATGAAAGTGGTTTTAAGCAAAAAAAATTTACCAAACGAGAAGAATTATTAGGTCTTTATTATATTCCTGATCCAAATTCCCCAATAAATAAATTGATACGTTTTATGGGGAAAAAAGCTAAAGGAGAATAGCTATGGCGAAGAAAAAGCCACGCAAGGGCGGTAGAGGTTACTAGATGCCTACTACACCATCCACAGATATTGAGGTAGCACAGAAGGCTATGGTTCTTGTTGGACTAGAGCCTTTAACGTCTTTTACAGATCAAACTGATGAAGCGTTAGTTGCTAACACAATATATGAAGATGTCATTGAGGATTGTCTTGCACAGCATAATTGGAATTTTGCAACAGGGCAAAAAGAACTCAGTAGACTGACGGCTGTGCCTGTTGATAGATGGGATGCTGCATATGCTATGCCGACATCGCCACCTGTTGTTCAGGTACAGACTGTCACTATTGATGATGCTCCGCAGCCCTATGATATTTATGAAAGCAACATTTATATTAATGCTGATGCTACAGATACAGTTGTGCTTAATTATATTTTTCGACCTGTTGTTAGAAACTGGCCTCCTGCATTTACTATGTGGACTATATTTAGGTTGGCTTCTGTTCTTGCTTTATCAGTTACTAGAAAAGGCGATATTGCAAGAAGTTATACAGATCAAGCTGAAGCTCAATTTAGAAGAGCAAAAGCTAGGGATTCTCAACAGGTTACAACTCAAGGATTAAAGCCGACTCGTTTTCATAGAGTAAGGCTTGGCAATGGAATTTACCAACATCTTGAAGGCACTTAATAAGTAGGCATGAATGGCACTTTTAAGACAATTTTATACAAACTTTACAGCAGGGGAGCTTTCCCCTCTCTTGTCATCAAGAGTGGATTCCGAAGCCTATAAAAACGGTGCTAAAACTGTCCGTAATTTTAGACTTCGTGCGCAGGGTGGTATTATACGCCGTCCAGGGTTTAAGTACCTTCAAACGCTTTCTAATCTTTCTTATCAGATGGAGTCTTACGTTTATGACGAAGACGAGGCGTACATACTTTTATTTAGTAATACTAAGCTGGATATTATTGATGTTACTAACCTCACAACAATAACTCAAACTCTTACGTCATGTCCTTGGGTTACTTCCCAGATAGGTCAATTAAAAGTTGCTCAATCTGGTGATACAATGATTATTGTTCATCCTGATTTTACCATGCAGAAGCTTACTAGAACTTCTGCTAATACTTTTAGTTTGGCAGATTTTGCTTTTGATGGATTAGATAAAAGACCATATTTTAGATTTGCTCCAACCGCAACAACTATTACTCCTTCCAATGCTAGTGCTGGAACAGGCAAAACACTTACTGCTAGTACAAGCATTTTTGTAAGCACTGATGTTGGAAGAAATATTAAATTTATTGATAGTGCTGGTACGGCTGCGTATTTTACAATAACAGCATTTACATCTGGTACAGTTGTTACCGCTACTTTAGATAGAGCTATAGCTAACACAAATGCTTCTGATAATTATACTCAAGAGGTTTTTTCTACTACAACAGGCTTTGCAAGAACTGTAATGTTTCATGACCAAAGGCTTATATTTGGTGGATCTCGTGATTTACCAAACAATCTTTTCTTTTCTAAAGTAGGTGAATTTTTCAACTTTGATGTTGGTAGCGGTTTAGATAGTGAATCAATACAAGTTCAGATAGCCGAAAATCAAATATCAGAGATAAAGTCTTTGGCTTCTTTTAGGCATTTAGCTATTTTTACATCTGAACAGGAATTATTTTGCCCTACTGTAGATAATCGTCCTTTGACACCAAGCACTATATCAATCAAAAAGCAAACAAGTTTTGGCAGTGGAGAAGTTAATCCTGTTGAGTTTGATGGAGCTGTTGTTTTTTTAACAAAGTCAAAGGGTGCTATAAGAGAATTTATATATTCTGATTTAAGCCAAGCTTATAATTCTGATGCTTTAACTATTTTATCTCAGCATTTAATTGGGACTCCAACTGATATGGTTTCTCAAAGAGAAAGTTCCGATCAAGTTGAAAGTTATCTTTACTCTGTAAACACAGATGGGAATATAGCTGTCTTTACGAGTATAAGAAAAGAAAAACTACAAGGTTGGTGTTTATATACAACTAATGGATCTTATAAAAACATTGTAAATGTAAACAGAAA